GCTGGCCCTCGTGGTGAAACCGTTGGCGCCCGTGACTTTGTCAAAGCAGTAGAGTTTGATATTCTCAAGTACTTTATGGAAGACAAGACTTCTGCACTGTATGAAGATGAGATGTCTGATAGTGAACATATCAACCGAATTATCCGCAACCATGAATCCGGCGAAAATAAGGAAGACACTCGTGGTGTAGTCTGGCGACGAGGTGGTATTGAAGAAGATGGTCTTGAATATGGTAAGTGGTTTAAGCATTGGGTAGAACAGATGTGCGCACTACCAAAGAGCCAACAAGTAGAAAGGGCAAAGGACATCTATGATCGATACATTTCTGACACTTCTTATGCTGCTGCTGTTAACAGCGGTGTTGCTGGTTACTATGATCGTTATCCTAGGTTTCCTTACGGGCGTGTCACTTCTTATAGTTTGGCAAATCCTAAGTGGACAATGGCATTACCTTACCTCAAGAAACTTAATCAATACTTTAAAGAATTAGTCCCAGGAAAGTACGCTGCTCAAAAACATGTTGCTGATCAATTAGACCCCAAGTTCTTGGTAGAGGATACCGTGTTTACTACTATCACGGTTAACAAGAATTTCCGAACCGCAGCGCACCGAGACGCAGGTGATTTGCGCACAGGTTTCTCGAACCTCGCGGCACTCACCGGCCCTGATAATAAAGGTTGGACAGGTGCGTATCTTACATTCCCAGAGTTTAGGGTCGCTGTTAATGTACGCCCCGGAGATTTGTTATTGGTTAACAACCATGAAGGCATCCATGGAAACTCTGCTATCACTTCCCCCATCGAGGAATCTGACCGTTGTACATTGGTATGTTACTTCCGTGAGAACATGATGGAACTAGGTTCATGGGAATATGAGCACATCCGTAAAGACTTTGTTGAAGGTCGCAGATTGAATAAAGAACATTCAGAATGGCGTGCTGGTTGGAATGGAGTTTCTCCTAGTATGTTCTCGTCTAAAGAATGGTATGGCTATTGTGCTGAACGAGGTGGTGTAGATATGTTGAACAAATATCATCCCAAAGCAAATGAGGTTAAATCATCACTGGAGGAATTTTTCTGATATGATTATTACTATTCCTACTCTCATGCGTGAGGATAATCAGAAGTGTTTTAACAATATGCCACAATGGGTAAAGGATATGACCGTCCTTGCTACTCGTAGTGATCGTGTCGATGAGTTACGGAAACACAACCCATCTGCAACTATCGTCGATTTAGGTATGACCGAAGGTATTGCGGATGTTCGCCAGCGACTGCTTGATTACGCCAAGGATGAAAAGGTGTTGATCGTTGACGACAGTTGTGTGTTTATGCAGCGTGACAGTGAATTGAAACTATCTGAGATCACAGAAGAAGGTTGGAAAGACATGTTGCATATGGTTGAAACAATGTTAGATGAGTACCCTTGGGTTGGTATTAGTGATCGTGGTGGCAACAATCGAGTTCCAGAGGACTTCAAAGAAATTACCCGTTCATACTCTTGTTATGGTATCAATCCCGTCACTATGCGTGGACATGGAGTTAGGTTTGATGGTATGTATCAAAAGAACAATGAGATCAAACTGTATGAAGATTTCTACGCAACATTGTCTCTATTAACCAAAGGCGTGAAAAATGCAGTCATCTTTAAGTATGCGTTTAATCATCCTCATGGTAAGCCTGGCGGTAACTCGGTGTTCAGAACCACTGACCTCCAACGAAAGTGCCTTGAAGCACTCTCAGCAGAATTTCCAGGACTTGTAAAGTTAGTTCGCAAAGAAGATCCTTCTTGGGTTACTGGAGAAGGTGAGAACTTCCGGTGGGAAGCTATTATATCATGGTCTGAAGCATATAAGGGCGGTGGTAACTCTTTAGAGGACTTCTTTTAATAAATAGTATATTAAAAGGAGTTTTTAGATGGCTGCACAGCAAGGTTTTGTTTACGAAGAATATACTACTAAGTTTCTTAAGAAATTTGGTTTGTCCGATGGAATCACTGCTGGTGCATCTCACACGCGTCCAGACCTCATGCTTACCGTTAGAGGTAAATCTGAGGGGTGTGAATTAAAAATATCCCCGACTGCGGGTGGTAGTTTAGTTATTAAAGCGTATGCCAATTCTAGACCGCATTGGAGGTTTGGTGATATTGAACATGATGATACTGAAAAGCAGTTCATGGTTGATCTTGCCAAGCAGTCTGGAGTATTGGATCAGATTAATAAAAAGTGGGATCTTCCTGTTTATAATATATCTGATAGATCCGGTGTATGGGAAACTCAAATGTTGAAGATCCCACTACGAGAGCGTTATGACTTTGACCTTAAGACATGTCCCGACATTAAGATGGCACTGCCTTCAGACTCAATGTCAAAATACTATAATCTAAAAAAGACATACTATATCAACGTAGGTACGCATGGGTTTTATCTACTTGGTAGTAAAGACCCATTAGGATTGAACGACCAGATGAAAGCGCAGGGCAAACCCCCTGTTCCAAAATTTGAACAACACTGTAGGATAACTGCTCGTGTGCGTTGTCAGTCAAAGGGTGTGACTAAAGCTGACGCGGCAGAGAAGTCTAAAAAGACTATTGGTGCTCAGGGGTATCAGTTTACTTTTACCATTGAATTTGCTCTGCCCAAGAACACCAGCCCCTACAATATTGCTCCTATCAGTGATGGTTCAGTTAGAATACTTGAAAATCAAGCAAAATATGACTGTCTAAAATAATCCCTTTACTTTATACCATTCCTGTGGTATAATATCTGTATTATGTACTCATTGACCATCTTCAAATCGTTATTTGATAAATACACCGACAAACGCTTGGACTTCTCCACTTGGGAGCAGTTCGAGAGCATGTTGTACGAACTATCAAAGAAACCAGGCTACAAGGGTTCTCGTGGAGACCCCAAGCAATCTTCCCCCTTAATATCCCCTGCTGTATATCATCCAGACACTACTCGTGCGAATAAGAACGTCATCGAGTGGGCCCACTGGGCTGCGGTAGACGTTGATGATCATACATTTGAAGGAGACTTACAGAATGAGCTTTACTCTAGGTTTGGTGATTGGTATTATGTGTGTTATAGTACTGCGAGCAGCACACTTGACAGACCAAAGTTCCGACTAGTCTTCCCACTTACTACGCCTGTTGGATCGGATAACATACGACACTTCTGGTATGCCCTTAATACAGAACTTGAGTCAATAGGAGATAGACAAACTAAAGACTTCAGCAGAATGTATTACGTCCCTGCGATATATCCTAATGCTCATAATTTTATCTTCAGTAATACTGGGAATCATATCGATCCTAGTGCATTGATGGAAAAACACCCGTATGTCGAAAAGACAGTTACGGGTAACTCGTTCTTTGATAAACTTCCTGAAGAGTTGCAGAACAAGGTTATTGAGCACCGCAAGAACCAAGCAAATAATAAAAACTTCGCATGGAAATCTTACCGAGACTGCCCATTCATTAATCGCAAGCTCCTTGCTGATTACCTTACTATCAGTGAGACCGGATGGTACTCTAAGATGTACTCGTTGATGGTTTCCATTGCAATGAACGCAGTCAAACGAGGATATCCTATTACTGCTGCTGAGATTGCTACTTTGTGTAGAGAGTTAGATATGGATAACGGTAATTGGTATGAGAACCGTCCGATGAAAGTTGAATCAGAAAGAGCAATTGAATATGCATACCGAAACGGATAATAAATGGCACACCCGATATATAAACCTTGCCAAGGAGGTTTCGGGTTGGAGTAAAGACCCTTCTCGTAAAATTGGTGCTGTTATAGTCGGAGAACATGGTCAGATATTATCACAGGGTTACAATGGATTCCCTCGTGGAGTGTTTGACTTAACCGAGAGGTACGACGATCGTCCAACGAAATATAAGTATGTTGTCCATGCTGAGATGAACGCCATTTACAACGCCACCCTAAATGGTGTAAAATGTCAGGGTGCAGAACTATATGTCTGGGGACTACCCGTTTGTTCTGAATGTGCAAAAGGTATCATCCAAGTTGGTATCACGCATGTACATATCCCTCAAGCTGCGTTTGGTGTCAATGTGATGTGGGATGAATCATTCGAATTCACTAAATCAATGTTTATAGAAAGCGGAGTTACCGTTACAATACATGAATAAAATTAACCTTATTATCCCTGCCGCTGGTGCTGCAACAAGACTAAGACCTCTATCTAGCAATACATCAAAGGCTATGGTTCGCGTCAATGGTAAACCCTGCATCGATTTTATCCTAGAGCAAGCGGGTGAACATGCTGAAGTGTCTGAAGTTATCATAGTAGATGGTACATTTAACGATATCCGTGAATATGTTAAACGACGCTGGTCGAGCAAGTTGAATATCAAGTTTGTTAAACAAACTTCGTTAGACGGTCCTCTAAATGCAATTAAGATAGGTGTAGATTCTATCACTGATATGAGTATTCCTACAGTCGTTTGGCTTGGTGATGCTATTATTCTAGAGGAAGAACTTCCATTAGGTAAAGATTTTTTATTGACCAAAGAAGTCACTGATCATAACAACTGGTGTATGTGGAATGTGGTTAACAACACATTTCATGACAAACCCGTTGAAACTGTTCCTAATGCGGTCGCGTTGGTGGGATTGTATTCATTTTCCGACACTTTACGGTTTATGTCTGCTCTGGTTGATACGGATGGTCAGTATGATATCAGTTCTGCACTGGTTGCGTATCAGCGCAAGTATGAACCAATCAGTACTGAAAAATGGTATGATATTGGCGAGGTCAGTTCTTACTACAAGACATGTGCGTCATTGTTATCGTTAAAGAGTCGTTCATTCAATACTATTTCTTATGACTCGGAACTTAATCTTATACATAAACAACCAGATTACCACAACATTGATGCGATACAAACCATTGATAGCGAGAAGTCTTGGTATAGAGGACTTGATTGGCGTCAAGAGTTGTTTGTTCCTAGGTTTATTGATTCTTCATCATCACTGACATTGTCTTACGAACCAGGATTGTTGTTGTCAGACTTGTTGATGTATGAGGACATTCCTGCTTCTACTTGGGAATATATCATAGATAAAATTTTCCATATCGTTACTCAGTATTTTCATGCGGGTAATGAGTCTGCGCAGAATGACCCTATATACACTTTCAGCACAAATTGTAAAAAGATATGGGTTGGTAAAACAGAAGATAGACTACGGGGAACAGTACTGCCGCATGATATTAAAGATCAACTTATAAGATATGCACATGAGATCTACAAGAACTGCAAGCCGGTGGCATGTATGCTTGGTGATTTACACTTTGGTAATGTATTATACAATGCTCAGAATGATAAAGTAACATTCATTGATCCTCGTGGTCAATATGGTGATATTGAAGGTGTTATGGGTGATAGTCTGTACGACTGGTCTAAGCTTGCTCAAGACTTGGTACTTGGATATAATCACTTACTTTCAGATATACCATACACACGCCAAGAAGAACTCACGGGTATATTCAAACGCATGTGTAAGAAATATGGAGTTGACTATAAACTTGCAGTTAAGGGTGGGGTAGTGTTACTGGCAACATGCATCCCATTGCATAATGATAACCTGGCGCGCCAAAAGCGTTTTGAAACTAAAGTAGTGGAGTATTTCGATGACAAGTCTTCGTTCCATAGTATTTGACCTAGACGATACCATATGTTTTCCCGACCACACTCAGTCTGAGACATATGAAAAATACGGTCGTGCTGCGCCTAATATCCCAGTCATCACGGCGATGCAAAAACTAGATGGCGCAGGATATCATATTACTATATTATCCAGTAGGAGAATGTTGACCCATGATGGAAACCTAGCAAAGATCATTGCCGATGTATCTGAAACCACTGTAGAATGGTTACATAAGCACAAAGTTCCTTACGATGAGCTAAAATTCGGAAAACCCTACAGCACAACTTATTATGTCGACGACAAAGCAATGACTCCAGAAATACTTTGCAATAATGTCGATAGTATGTTATAATGAACGTTATTCTAAACAGGAGACTATATGTCCTTACTTCAAAAACTTAAAGCAAATTCAAAAATCAAAGAGAGTGCATCTCTCGACAAGTCCAAGTTCTTTGGTGAGAAAGATCAAATCCCAACCGCAGTGCCGATGGTAAACGTCGCGCTTTCGGGTAAACTCGATGGTGGACTAACCAGCGGTCTTACTGTATTGGCAGGTCCTTCTAAACACTTTAAGACTGCATTCTCATTGTTAATGGCTAAGGCGTATCTTGATAAGTATGAAGATGCAGTTATGATATTCTATGACTCGGAGTTTGGTACACCACAAAACTACTTCACCTCATTTGGTATCGACACCTCACGGGTATTACATACTCCTATTACTGATGTAGAGCAGTTAAAGTTTGATGTAGTTTCGCAACTGGATAACCTTATTCGCGGTGAGCGAGTCATTATGGTTATCGACTCAGTTGGCAACCTCGCATCTAAGAAAGAACTTGAAGATGCTAAAGATGGTAAATCAGTTGCAGACATGTCGCGTGCCAAAGCATTGAAGGGTCTGTTCCGTATGATTACGCCATACCTCACCATGAAGGATATTCCTATGGTTGCGGTGAACCATACATATAAAGAGATCGGATTGTTTCCTAAAGACATTGTCGGAGGTGGTACAGGAATTTATTATTCAGCAGACAACATCTGGATCATCGGTCGTCAGCAAGATAAAGTTGGTACAGAGATTCAGGGTTATCACTTTATCATCAACATTGAGAAGTCTCGATATGTGCGTGAGAAATCTAAGATCCCAGTATCTGTTTCATACGACGGTGGTATCCAGAAGTACAGTGGTCTACTAGATATTGCGCTTCAGACTGGTTATGTTATCAAACCCTCTAATGGATGGTATCAGTTGGTTGATAAGTCCACGGGCGAGTTGATTGGTGGTAAGGTTCGTGAGAAAGATACACAGAAGAAAGAGTTCTGGGCAGATATGATGGCAAGTAAAGAGTTCCACAAAGAAGTATCTGAGATGTTTACTATTGGTCATCGCTCTATGATGGAATCTACTGAGGCAGAACTTGCATCAGGTGAAGAAGAGGAATATGTTGATGATAACGAGTGATGACTACACCTTTATGGAAAACCCAATGTCTGAAAGTTGGGCTATCCATATTAAAACCGGACAATACGAAGGTGTACAGTATTCATATGGTAAGATTGGGTTGAAGGAGTCTCTCGAACATGATTCTGCAACCCTCCAGTTCAACTATGTAGTATTAGACTCATGTGAGCACGACACTGATGAATTAGTCGCAAGTGCAGAATTTAATAATTATGTGGGAGATATTCTCTCCCATATCTTGACAGACTCTTTAGAAAACGATAGATTCAAATTAGGTAATAATGATAGAGCAGATGCAAACAACGGTTCTTAAGAACCTGATTCATGATGAAAACTATGTCAGGAGGGTATCACCCTTCCTGAAGGATATCTACTTTGACGGTGCGAACAAACATGTTTTCAATCTCATTGTAGATCATTTGGAACGGTATAACGCTGTTCCTACTAAAGAGGCGCTGAACATTGAAGTTCAGAATGCTGATAAAGTTGATATGGAGGTATTGAATGTCATTGAAGATGTCTGTGGTGGATACGAAACACCCAACGACAAGTGGTTGTATGACACGACTGAGAAGTGGTGTCGTGATCGTGCTATCTACCTTGCGGTACTGGATAGTTTTAATATTATTGATGGTAAGAACAAAGAATTAACTCCTAATGCAATTCCTGATATCTTGAAAGATGCACTTGCGATATCGTTTGATCCTAATATTGGTCACGACTACATTGAGAACTTTCAAGAGCGTTACGACTTCTATCATCGTGTAGAGGAGCGTATTCCATTTGGTCTGGAACTATTTGACGATATCACAAAGGGTGGTTTACCTAAGAAGACCCTGAACATATGTTTGGCCGGGACTGGAGTCGGGAAATCTTTGTTCATGTGTTCTGTAGGAGCAAACATGCTCACTCAAGGTAAGAATGTACTATACATCACTATGGAGATGGCAGAAGAGCGTATCGCAGAGCGTGTTGATGCAAACCTAATGAACATGCCAATTGATCAACTTGAGAATTTGTCGAAGGATATGTTCCAAACCAAAGTTGATAAGATCGCCGCTAAGACCAATGGTAAGTTCATCGTTAAAGAGTATCCTACTGGTTCTGCTCATGCGGGACACTTTCGCGCACTGTTGAATGATCTGCGTCTAAAGAAGAAATTTGTACCAGATATCATATTCATCGATTACCTAAACATTTGCGCTTCCTCCCGTATGAAGGGTCTTGGTGGTAGTGTTAACTCATACACATACATTAAAGCAATTGCTGAAGAACTCCGTGGTCTTGCCGTAGAGTTTAATGTGCCTATCGTTTCTGCTACCCAAACTACAAGATCTGGATTCTCGAATTCTGACGTTGGTCTTGAGGACACGAGCGAGTCGTTCGGTTTGCCTGCCACTGCTGACCTGATGTTTGCGTTAATAAGTACTGAGGAACTAGAGAAGTTGGGTCAGCTGATGGTAAAGCAATTGAAGAATAGATATAATGACCCAACACGCAACAAGCGGTTTATTATCGGTGTTGATCGCGCTAAGATGAAACTGTATGATGTTGAGCAATCTGCTCAGAGTTTAATCCAGGACACAGCACCAGCAGGAGCAATGCCAACCGATAAACCATTAAACACATTCGGTATGAATAACCGTAGTAACAATAAAGACTTTTCAGGAATAAGAGTATAATGACAAGACCAATAAGTGAATATTTTTCAGATCCATGTAAGGGTTTGCGCAGGAGTGCTCAAGTTCTAACCTACGGTATGACCGGATATATGGTTAGAATGTTTGAGGAGGGGCATATCGCTAGAGAGCACCTCATTAACGAGGGACAATCATTAGATTACGCTGAGGATTGTGCTGAAAATTGGGTAACAAGAGTAATTAAATGATACCAATTTATATTCCGACAAGAGGTACTGTAACCAAAACATACGATAACCTACCTGATTCAATTAAGAAAAGTGTTATTATGTTCACGGACAACATCGTTGACAGTATCCCTCTTGATCAACAATTATTATTTAAAGGGGGCATTGCAAACAAGCGCCAAGCATGTATTGATCATGCTATCAAGACCAACAATGAACATATGGTACTGGTTGATGATGACGCATTATTATATAAGGTGATTCGTAATGAGGATGGTACACATAAAGCGGCAAAGGAACTTGCTGATGAAGAATCATACAAAAGTTTCTACGTTGATGCAATTCAACGATTCGTTGACGACGATGCCCTGACAATTATCAGTGATCATTCTCGGGCGTTTATCAATGGTAAAAATGAAACGAATAGTAACCTAAACAAATTTTGTATTCACGATCTTGCCAAGGTTAAAAAGAGTGGGTGCGTATATAACCGAATAACTATATTCGAGGATATTGATTTTTACCTACAGTTATTCAGAGCAGGTTATTCAGTGCGTAGAACAAAAATTATATCTTCAATCAATGATTCGAGTGATTATGTTGATATGAGTCCAGATAAATACACCGCAGTGTTCTTAGATTGGCAAGAGCACTTTCATCACAACGTAAAGATAACATGGGATACAGCCTCTATATTTGCTGGCAATAAAAGAGTTCCAGTTACAGTGAATATCAAATGGAAACCTATGGTATATGAAACCGTAGATTTAAATAATTTTTTAGAATAAGTATATAATATGGAAGTAAAATTAGTAGCATATACGCAACCCACAGAAGAGTTTGCGGTTAAAGGAGTAGAAGATGTACAAGACCTCATTGCATTCTGTGCAAAAGTATCAAACCCCTCAGGGCAGTTCGACCTCGAAACTTCTGATCGACTTATTAGGTACTTGGTCAAGCACCAGCACTGGAGCCCCTTGGAAATGGCTAGTGCCACTTTGGAAATCACCACTACACGTGACATTGCCCGACAAATCCTACGACATAGATCTTTCACGTTTCAGGAGTTCAGTCAGCGATACGCAGACCCGACCAAAGACTTAGACTTTGTTATTCGTGAAGCACGACTACAGGACACCAAGAACCGTCAGAACAGTATTGAGACCGATGACTTTGCCCTTACCGTATGGTGGACGGCAGAACAACAACGCATTATCGAACTAGTACAAAGTACTTACAAACAAGCAATTGAGCGTGGTATTGCTAAGGAACAGGCTCGAGCGATCCTCCCCGAGGGTAACACAGTGTCTAGAATGTATGTGCAGGGTAGTATCAGGTCTTGGGTACATTTTATAGCTCTCAGATCCGGTAATGGGACCCAGAAGGAACATATGGAGGTAGCCAAGGCGGTTGCAGGAGTAATTGCTAAAATCTTCCCTATGGGGTCTGAGTTCATCGCCGATATGTAATATTTTAGTATTAAGTTGTTTTAAAACCACAAAATACCCCTACACTTGCATGGGGTATTTTTTTATGTTATACTTCATTCATGAATTCAAAAAGCAATACCCGCTACCTAATCCACTTCAGTGGTACTACTATGGTATTCACTGTCAAGGCATGTGCGGAACTCTATGGAGGAATGTACAATACTCAAGTCGTTGAGGTACTGGTTTCTAATGACACCTAACCGTTGTTTTTTTACAACAATAATAACCCTACATTTGCAGGGGTTATCAAATTGTGTTATACTAGCTTCATGATAAAAATTAATTTCAATAGTTATATCAAGGGTACAGATCGTGCTCTTGTCCGTCGCGCAGTAGAATTCTTCATGCAGGAAGTCGTAACTGAGCGTAAGATTAATAATACCCATCTGACACTGAGTTTCCGCTCAATGGAAGATAGTGGTATGTGTTCAGTATCTGATGATGACAATGTTTCGCGTCCAACTTGTTTTGATATGGACGTTGATGGTAAATTATCAATCAAGGAAATATTGATCACAATTGCACACGAAATGGTCCACTTGGGTCAGTTTCGCAACCAGAAATTGTTCATGAGTTATACCAGATTCAAATTCAATGGTAAGGTCTACCGCACGGATTGTTCATACAAGAACCAACCGTGGGAGAAAGAGGCATACCGCATGGAAAAAGTATTGTATCGTAAATTTATTAAGGAAGAATCATCACTATGAAAACTAAATTTGACTTGGTAGTATACTACCTCATTAACCCATCTAAGACACTGACTAAGACCCAAGAGCAGAATACTAAGGTGGTAGACAAAGTTTTGAAACCTAAGAACGCCCGCGTGGTCAAGTTCAGGTAATACTGATATGAAACTATTAGTAATAGGTCATGGTCGACACGGTAAAGATACCGTATGCGAAATACTGCGCGACAAGTATAAGATGAGGTTTAAGTCTAGTTCGGAGTTTTGTGCAGAACTATTCATCTATGATGTGTTAAAAGATCGATATGGATATACCTCTCCAGAGCAGTGTTACAATGATCGGCATAACCATCGAGCAGAATGGTTTGATATGATATCAGATTATTGTAAGGATGATGCTGGTCGTCTGGGTCGTGCCATATTTGAATCTAACGAAATATACTGCGGACTAAGGAATAGTCGAGAGTTTAATGCTATGAAAAACGCTCAGGTGTTTGACTGCGCAATTTGGGTTGATCGTAGTACGCATCTTCCACTAGAACCAACGGATAGTATGAATCTAGAACAGTGGATGGCAGATTATACCATTGATAATAATGGTTCCAAGGACGAACTGTTGCTGAATGTACACACCTTAATGACGACACTTAATGTCAGGAGATATATTGCATGACTACCGACCAACAAAATAATGCGCTCGATAAGTTGAGTGAAATTACACAAGAAGCAGAAGCTGCCAGGCAAAGATTTGAATCTAAAGTAGATGGATGGTGGGATAGTTTATCTGAGCAGGAACGCGAATGGGCATTCTACTCAGTATGCAAACGGTTATATCAAGGTGAAATTAAAGAACGCGGAACTTACCGCTATGTGCTGTACGATGTATTTGGATTTAATGCAGGCATGTATACTCAGGGCATGGACTGCGGGTTTATGGCATTACATAATAGCATAATGACCGAAGATCAGTTTAACGAAGCGAATAAGTGGATGTGTGAATAACTCGATGGAAGTTAATATGTCGAAACCTAAATGTTATCAGCTGATCGGTGTTCCTAGTTCGGGTAAAAGTACTTGGGTAAATAGTCAAAAGTGGGGACTTATCTGTGCGTATGTCAGCACCGGCCGATATGTTGAAGCATACGCCGAAAGCGTTGGATTGACTTATAGTGAAGTATTTCATGATGTAATGCCAGGCGCTGTTGCTGCTATGGTAGACAGTGTTGAACTTGCCAGTAGTATGAAACAGGATGTGATCTGGGATCAGACCAGTGTGAGTGTAAAAAGTCGTAAACGCAAGTTTCAACTATTACCCAACTACGAACACATTGCTGTGGTGTTTAAGACACCAGACCAGACTGAACTGCTCAAGCGCTTGGCAACACGGCCTGGTAAGAATATTCCCTGGCATGTTATGGAAGACATGATTAAAAACCTAGAGATGCCTACTGAAGAAGAAGGGTTCTCGGAAATTTGGTATGCTGAATGATTGAAATACTTGTAGCAATTTGGGTAGCAACCATAATAATAGGAATGGTAGAATGAATAAATTATTTTTGGACTGTGAATTTAACGGTTTCGGCGGCAAGTTGATGTCCATGGCATTGGTTCCAGCAGGACATGAACCTGAGTTCTATTGTGAGATCGAAATGACCGACCAGTTGGATCCATGGGTTGCTGCAAATGTTGTTCCCCATATGACTGAGGCTCCTGTCGCCTACAGTGAATTCCAACAACGTCTGTGTCAGTATCTCATCAACATGGAGAACATCCTTATTGTTGCTGACTGGCCAGACGATATTCGTTACTTCTGTGAAGCACTTATTACTGGCCCTGGCGAAAGAATTAATACTCCAAGTGTGATAAAGTTTGAACTGGACCTCAGCATCGACTATGTGTCAGCAGTTCCACACAATGCATTACATGATGCTCGTGGTATTAGAGATTATTTTACTGGATAGAAAAAAATGAAGACATTTGTGACTTCAGATTTACATTTTTCACACAAAAACATTATTAACTTTTGTCCACAAACTCGTGGACACTTCTCTGACATCGATCAAATGAACGAGTGGATGATTGCCGAATGGAACCGCAAAGTTGATGCTGGTGACTTGGTATACCTCTTGGGTGATATTGCATTTTGCAATGGCTATGATGCCAGTAAATATGTAAACCGTTTAAATGGTCGTAAGATCTTGGTGCAAGGCAACCATGATGTAAAAACGCTGAAGGATATACATTTTAAAAATGCCTTTGAAGAAGTGCATCATTATCTAGAGGTCAACTATGAGGGTTCCAAATTTGTTATGTGCCATTATCCGATCTTTGATCACAACGGCGCTAGCTATGGTTCTATTATGTTGCACGGTCATCGTCATGGTAATCCTACTGGAATCCCTGGCCGTATTATGGATGCTGGTTACGATGCTACTGGCGACATTGTGACTGAACTGGATCACATCATCACAAAGATGTCAAAAGTTGCCCATATGGATCACCACTAACCGATAGGTAATACTTCAGTACTACTGTTGCATAAAAACCACAAATATCCTTTATTTTACTGGATATTTGTGGTTTTGTCGTTTTTGTGTTATAATATACACATAGACAGCAACAAGGAGCACACTATGATAGACAAAATTACTCCTCAACGGCCGGCTAGCGGTAAATTGACTCCTCGTCAAGCCAGTGCTGATGTACAGGCTTTGATCGAT